CTGCTGCTAATCAAGCCGCTGGACAATAAACCTCTTCCTAGTGTATCTCTGCGATATGACACAATTGCAGAGATACATCCATTTCCCCGAAGCTCACTCGAATAAACAACTTGTGATAATGCAGGCTCTTGATAAGGGTAATGGCATTGAAGAGGTATGGGTAGCTTGTGGGACAAAGTTTGGCAAAACGATTAGCGGAAGCGTGGCAATATCGAATGCTTTACTAGTAAATCCAGGCACTTATCTAAGATGGGTTGCGCCGATTTACGAGCAAAGTTTGATTGGTTACAACTACTGCAAGAGAATGATTCCCGAACAATTTGTAAAATGTAACGAAGGCGACCCAAGTATAAAAGTCTTGGGCGATCATGGTGGGAAGATTCGTTTCCTACACTCAAGGGATGCTTATAGCCTGGAAGGCGCAGCAGTTGACGGTTATGTTTTCGATGAAATGGCCAAACAGAAAAAGCAGGTCTATATCTCTGCGCGTACTACGATGACCCAGCGCGGTAATAAGAGCCTTATGCTCAGCACGCCGCTAGGCTGCAACCATTTTAAGGATGGATGCGACGAAGCCAAAGCCGAGATGGTTCTTGCTAAGCGCCAAGGGCGAATGCCGAGGAAGCTATTCATAACGGCAAGAACAGAAGATAATCCCTTTGTTCCCAAAGCTGAGATCGAGTCAGCGCGAAAGACTTTCGGCGAAAGATTGTTTAGACAATACTATTTGGCAGAGTTTCTTTCTGACTCGGCTGTGTTCAGCAACTTCACAGCCTGTTACTTCACGCAAAAATTGAATCTTGTCGAGGAATTCAGGTGGTGTACAGATGACGCATCCGAATCAGATGTATGCATAGGCGTCGATTGGGCGCGACAAGTAGATTTTACAGTGATGACTGCAATCGACGTAAAGCGCAGGCGGGTAGTGGGTTTGTGGCGAATGAATAAAATCAGCTATACGCTGCAGATCATGGCACTAAAGAGATTCGCGGGAATGTTTAAGAGCGTTCACATTATCCTACACGATAAAACCGGCGTTGGCGTTGCGTTAGACGATATGCTTTATGAAACTGAATTGCCTTTCAAGGGGATCACGTTCACCAATCACAACAAAAACCAATTTGTTACAAACCTATGTCTATCAACGGAAGCAAAGCAAATTGAGCTCCCATATATTGTTCAATTAGACGATGAAATGAAATCATTCGAAGTCAAGCATACCTCGCTCGGACTCCCTACCTACGCAGCTTCCACCGGAAGTCATGACGATATTGTGATGAGCCTCTTGCTTGCTCACCAAGCTTTGGAATATTGTTCTGATGCCGATTACACAATTATCTCAATCTGATATAAACTTAACCATTAATGGTTAAGGAGAGAAAAATCATGGACTGGCTCGAATACGAGAGCGGATATTCACCGTTAGATGTTAAGGCTTTTGACCAATTTGGCTTCAATGATTCTTTACCTGCAGCTTGGAGCAGGGAAATCCCAACCTTTACAGACGCTAGGGCTCTCAAAAGCATCTATTTTACCGAAGATTGGATTTATATCGGTGTCGATAAAATTGCGATGAAGCTGGCCCCCCTTCCTCTTAAAGTCTTCAAAGAAATGGTAATAGAAGGCGAGGTTATTAGCGAACCAGCGGAGAGGCACCCAGTCCAATATATTTTGGATAATCCTAACGAGTTTCAAACGAGCTACGCAATGCAGTACGCAGCCCTAACTGACTTATGCGTTACGGGTAACACTCTGCTTTATAATGCTGTAGTCAATCGCAAGCTCATACATATACCTACCGAAACAATATCAATGGATATTGACGCCAATGGCCGCTTAAGAAACTACCTCATAACTAGCTGGGATCGTCAATCCATGACGATGGATAACATAGCGGCAAGGATAGATCCAAGAAACATAATACATATCAAAAAACCCAATCCTAGTTCAATCCATTGGGGCCTGAGTCCATTAGTCCCTGGCCAAAGCCCTATCCTTTTCAATCGCTATTCGTCTGAGTACCTTAACAACTTCTTTCGCAAGGGCGCACAGCCAGGAATGGTTATAAGCACTGCAGAGGGTACAAGCCCGAAGCAGCGTGAAGACCTGCAGAACAGCTTAGAGAAGCACAACGCAGGACGCAATAACCAGCGCCGATTCATGGTCTTGCCGAACGGTTCAACGGCTGAAATCTTCCCGCATACGATCAGCGATATGCAGTTACTTGATCATATCAAGAACAACAGAGAGTCAATCATAAACCTGCTTGGTATCCCCAAAGAAATTTTAAGCATACAGGATACAGGCTCGGGCCTTGGTTCGGATCAGTACCGGGAAGCTATGAAAAGTTTTTGGACTGGTACGCTCATGAGTCTTGGTAATCTATTCGCGGAGTCTTTGACCCTTTCCTATAAGCCATATTTAGGGGATGGCTATGTAATTAAGAAAGACTATAGCCAAGTACCTGAACTGCAGGAAGACTTAAAGACAAAGTCAGACCTCGCAACTTCAATGCTCGGCACGATGACCCTAAACGAAGTTCGCAAGAAAGTCTGGAAGCTAGACCCATTAGCGGGCGGTGATGTAACTCCCACAAAGCAGCCATTGCAGCCACAATTCGGCAATGGATTCCCGCAACAGGCTCTCGATCAGATCACACAGAGCGAGCAGCAAAACAACCCAGCTTTGCCAGCAGGTAATCCAGAAGAAGCATTGCCTGTTGATAATACCCAGTCAGAAGATAATTTAGATTATAAAAGTCAAAATCTTATGCAGTTTGGCAAGTTTATAAAGGAGGAAGGGAAAAGTTGGTGGGATAAACGGGAGGGCGATGCTTTGGAAAAAGCGAAGCAGCGGGAGGAACCCATTAAAGAGTTATTTTTGGATATGATAGTCGATCAATATGCAACGGCTGCTAGCATTGCGAACGATATGCTTATCACAAAAACCGTGGAAATTACAAACGAAGAAAAGCTAAAAAAAGATATATCGAGAGCTTTTCAAAAGCAGAGAACAAAATATAAGGATAAATACGTAAAAGTTTTAGACGCAGAGGTAGATGTTGGTTATGACTCAATCCTTAACATGCCTTTCGGTGCGACTAATCAAGAAGAAATAGCCGTAATGAAGGACGAAAACTATAAGAACAGGCGAAAGGATTTATTCAAACGGGCTGAGCAATCCTATGATTTTCTAGCTCAGACGACAATCGGAAAGGTCTTTGATGTTATAAAGACAGGAATATCTACTAATCTAAGCATTGTCGATATAGGTTTAGCCATTAAGAACGTGGCTAAAATTAGCCTTGGCAGAGCCGATACTATCGCTAGGACTGAAGTGCTGACAGCTAATAGCATTGGTCAGGCTGCAGCTATGAAGGATGCAGGGAAGGTTTTGCCAGATCTGTATAAGGTATGGGTCAATGCTAATGATGAAAGAGTTAGAGGTAATCCAAGCGGGTTGTATCCCGATAGCAAGGGCGATCATTGGGATATAGCAGGCGATCCAATCCCATACGGTAGAAAATTTGCAAACGGATTGGACTATCCAAGGGAAGCTGGTGGACCAGCGCACGAAGTAATAAATTGCAGATGTACTCTAATTGCAGTGGCTAAAAAAGACTTGGCTAGGTTAGGTTTTAAAATTTAAGGGGTAAAAAATGGAAGCACTTAATCTTGAACAAGAATTCTGGAAAGATAAACTTTGTATAAAAGTCAAAAAGTTAAAAGATGATTCTATGTATATCGAAGGTTATGCTAATATGGCAACACTCGATAGGGTCAAAGAAATCATCAATCCGAAGGCGTGGAAGCTGGATAGCTTTAACAAAGCTGGGGTTATACTGTTCAATCATGACCAACACAAGCCAATAGGAAAGCCTGTAAAAGTCGAAGTAAGGAGCGATGGGCTTTATATAAAAGCGAGAATAAGCGGGTCAAACGATCCAGAAATAACAAAGATTAGGGATCTTATAGACGAGGGGATTCTTAATACATTTTCGGTTGGATTCAAAACACACGATTCTAAGCGTATGTCAGATGGGAACACTGAGATAACAGACGCAGAACTTTTCGAGGTGTCCGTTGTTTCAGTCCCTGCTAATGCTGATTCTTTGTTTAAAATGTCAGCAAAATATCTCAAAGACGAGACTTACAACGAAATTATACGGGAGTTTCTAACTATGAAACATGCTAATGCTGCTCTAAGATTCAGAGAAGAACTGAAGAAAAAAAATATCCCGATTGCATCGGCTCAGGATATTTTAACTAGAGAAGCAAGTATTCCTTCCGATGTAGTAAAGAGTCTTACATCGGGCGAGATGGAATGGAAAGACGAATTTTATCAATTAGTAAACAAGACATTTGGAATCAATGTCAAAGCTACCTCTGATAATCCTGATGATGATAATAGCGATGATGCTGCTGCTTCCTCCGAAGCTGCTCCTGTTGATAATTCTTCTAATATGGGATCAGATGACAGCCAAGTAGAAGATAAGCCTATGGAAGAGGAAGAGGAAGAGGAAGAGGAAAAACTTGTCGATTTAGTTGTGAAGTTCAAAGCAGATTCTGGCATCGAAGATGACCAGGTGCCTCCTGAGTGGCTCGAAGCATTTATGAGCTGGATGGAAACAAGAAAATCAGGTTCACATATAACGGTTAAAAACTCACATATAACGGTTAAGGATGCTGGGATGACTCCGATTGCTCCCCCTCCTGAGACTTCTGTTGCTGTCAAACCAGCGACTGCAATAGATACAGAAATTAACCCCTACAAACAACAAGCAGAACAAACGAATGTTCTACTTGGCTTAGTTGTTAATTTGTTGCAGACTATCTCTAGTCAACTAGAATCATCGAACACTCAGCCCAAGCAAGGATTAGAACTTCCACCCGTTCCGCAACAAGTGGAAGCTGTACCCCCTCCTAGTGCTGAAATGAATAAATCAATAGTTGTCATTAACAGATACGTTGAAAACTTGTCTCAAAGGCTTAACGCTCTCAATCTATAATGCGATAATCAGGAGAAAAAGATGGATAAGGAAATGCAGGAATTGTTAGCAAGGATCGGCACAATGGAAACCCAGCTTGTAGAAGCTGAGAAAAAAGCATTGTCAGAAAAGGACGAGATGGCCCGGATTATGGCGGGCAATTATCAGAATTCGCCAATAATTGGTGGCAACAGTCACGAGATGAAAGCCATGAGCATGTTCGGTTGCTCGCACATTAAACAGCTTCTGCAGATCAATACCTGTGACCCGAAATACTCTTGGATTCCGCGCGAAGTCAAGCAATCCGTAATTAGCGTTAAGCATGCGGTTGATAACGCTCGATGGTCTGCTCAGATGTTTCACGGAGCTCCACGCGATCACATCGGGCAAAATGCCGAGCAGGACCGAGTAGCGAACATCAAGGGGATGCTCGATACTTACTACGCCAAAGACGTACTTATCCCGCAGCTCAAGGCTTTCGGTAGTGGCGTAGCGACAGGAGGGCTTGAATGGATCCAAACGATCACTGCGTCAAATTTCATAGCCGAGTATGAAACGGCGCGGGTTGTCGAAGACAAATTCCGCGATATGCCCATGCCTTCGAGTCCTTGGATTCTACCGATCCAAAATGGCTCCACAATCGCTCGGAAAATTGCGGAAAATACCGCAATCACCAGTACCAAT